GCGATGATCGACAAGGAAGGTTCGGCCGGCGCGACGTATCGCGAAAAGCGCATGTTGCTGGGATTCGTGGCGCATAACCTGATGCTGGTCAGGCGATCCGCGGTGGACAGCATGTCGCGCGGCTGGCCCAATCAGTGGAAATACCGCAAGGCCAGCGAACCTGTTGCAATCCCCGCGTGACGGGTGTAGTATCTGAGGCATTGTGTCATATTGCGCTGGTAAATCCAGCACGGTTTAGCGCCCCGTAACCGCGCTATCGGTGGGCCGGCCCTAATCCGGCATTGGGCTGTCGCGGACCTGCCCGCGATCTTGGCGATAGGTGCGAGCCTCACGCGCACTTTCCCCCGGATCGACGCTCGTTTGAGCGTGCAGGGCAACCCCAATGCCAACCACGGAATTTCCGCTCAATCATCCGCTGGCAGTGCGGATTTGGACCAAGGCGTTGATGGCGCAGACCATCAATGACACTTGGTTCGAACGCTTTGTCGGCGACTCGCAGAACTCCCTCATCTACCGCAAGACCGAACTCGAAAAGGGTGCCGGTTCGCGCATTACCTACGGTCTGAAGCGCCTGATGGTCGGAGACGGCAAGGAAGGCGATGCCATCCTTGAGGGATACGAGGAAGAACTGAACTTCTTCTCGGACGACATCTACATCAACCAGCTTCGTCACGCCACCCGCAGCGCCGGCAAAATGTCGGAGCAGCGCGTGCCGTTCAAGCTGCGCCAGGAAGGCACGGACAGCCTCGCGACCTGGTGGGCCGACCGCAAGGAAATCTCGCTGTTCAATCACCTGTGCGGCAACACCGCGCAGAGCGACACGCGATACACCGGTCACAACTCGGTCACGGCCATCGACGCCAACCACGTCATTGCCGACTCCGACCGCACCATCGGCGACCAGTCGCTTTCGACCAGCGCCAACAACTTCGATCTGAAGCTGATCGATGCTTGCGTGCAGCGCGCCAAGACGCTGCGGTTCCTGTCCTCGACCGAATCGAACATCCGCCCGCTTCGGATCGACGGCAAGCCGAAATACGTCATGTTCCTGCACCCGGCGCAGGTCCGCGACATGCGGAACAGGACCGATAGCGGCCAGTGGCTCGACATCACCAAGGCCGTCTACCAGGGGTCCAAGATGGACAACCCGATCTATGACGGGGCGCTCGGCGAATACAACGGCGTCATCCTGCATGAGTCGGTCCACGTCCAGAAGGGCATCAACAGCACTACCGGCCTTTCGGTGGACAACACCCGCCGCGCGGTATTCTGCGGTGCCCAGGCTGCCTGCCTCGCCTATGGCGGCGACGGCGGCAGTTCCATCGCCAACTATTTCGAGGAGCTGTTCGACTACGGAAATCAGCTTGGCATCGCTGCCGGCCTGATCTGGGGCGTCAAAGCGGCCACCTTCAACAGCACGCAGAGTCACGGTCGTATCGTCGTTCCGACGTATGCCGCTGACACTGCGACGATCTAAGGAGGGCCCTGACAATGGCACAAGTCTCCAGCTCAGTCGCCAATACCGGCCAGGTGCAGGCTGTCCATGCCGGCGTGAACTTCGCGTTCGCCGGTTACAACAGTTCGGGCCTGAAAACCCCGTTCTCCATGTCGGTGTCGGACAGCATCGTCATGATGCGGCTGCCGCGCAACGCCTCGATCATCGCGGCGTATCTCGGCGGCATCACCGACGATGGCAATATCGGATTCTCGCTCGGCGATCCTGGCAGCTCTACCCGATACGGCACGGCGTCGATTTCGGCGACCGCGCTTGGCGTGGTCTGGTTCACCGGCGGCGCGACCAACTTCGCGTATTCGGTGTCTGACGACCAGAACACCTACCCGCTCACGCTCAATCTGCAAAACATCACGTCGATTTCCGGCTCGTTGTCGGTTCACGTCGGTGTGCTGTGGATCAAGCAATAACGAACACCGCACGCGTTGCTTCCTGCGTGCGGCACTGCGGGGGCCTTTGTGCCCCCGTTTCTTTAACTAGCGCATCATAGAGGGGAACTCATGGCACAGGTTATCATCGACAACAGCGGCTCTGAACCGGCGGTCATTCCGGCCGCTACCGGGCCACTGACAGACGGTAAGACCACCGCGATTGAAATGCACCAGGCCGCCGCGAATGCCTTTGCGTCCGGCGACAAGGGCAAGGCGGTGGACATCCTGGAATCGGCGCTCCAGATTTGGCCGAACAACGCATGGCTGATCGGAGAACTCGGCGGCGTGCTGATCGAATTGAACCGCAAGGGCGCTGGCATCGCCATGTTGACCCTCGCCTGTTCGCTCCAGAAAGAGAAGGGTGTCGAGGACTGGCGGCACTGGTCAACGCTCGGCTCTGCGCTGGAAAGCATCGAACAACGCGACCTGGCGCGGCAGGCGTTTGACGAGGCGATCCGCGTCGATCCGAACCAGAGCGACATTTGGGACCAGATTTCCGGCACCTATGTGAACGACGGCCAGCCGGACATGTGCATCACTGCGGCGCGCAAGGCGCTTGACCTGCGGCCGGACAACGCCATTGCCAAGAAGCATTTGGCGCTTGGCCTGCTGGAAAAGGGCGAATGGGCCGAAGCATGGCCGCACATGGAAGCCCGGAAGCAGGTCCGCGACTACACGCGCCCGAAATACGACATGCCGGATTGGCACGGCGAACAGGTGGACACGCTCATCGTGCATGGTGAGCAGGGCATCGGCGACGAGATCATGTATTTGTCTCTCGTGCATCGTTTCCGGGGCAGGGCCAAGCGCCTGATTTGCGAGGTCACGCCGCGCCTCGTGGCCCTGATGCGTCGGTCACTCGGCGAGCTTGGAGTAGAGGTCTACGCCTCGCTGGCAGAGGTCGCGGCGAACGGCGGAATGGACATCGCGGACGCAGAGCCGAAGAAACTGCATTCCAGCGGGCTTGACCTGTCGCACATCTCGATTGTCGGCGAGCAGAAGCCGTCAATTGTGTCGTGCGCGTCGCTGCCCTATGTGCTGGCGCTGGGTCGGACGCAGGTTCGTTCGCCCGGCTATCTCATGGCTGACCCGGTGCGCGTCAACTACTGGCGCGAAAAGCTGCTGACTGAGGCCAAGGGCCGGCCGATTGTCGGCATCGCCTGGGAGGGCGGCGTGCGCAAGACGCACAAGAAAGTGCGCAATCCGCCGTTTGAACTATGGCAGCCGCTTGTTGGCGATACGCGCTATTGCTGGGTTTCGGTCCAGTATACTCATGGCGAGATTGCCAACAAGGCAATGCCTGGCACGCTGCATTATCAGCAGGCCATTGACGATCTGGACGAACAGGCGGCGCTGATCTCGGCGCTCGACATGTTGGTAAGCGTGCCACAGACCGCCGTTCACATTGCGGGCGCGCTCGGCGTTCCGACGCTGGCCGTGGTGTCGTCCAAGCCGCGCTGGGATTTCTGCTCGCCCGACACCGACATGCCGTGGTGGCAGTCAGTGCAGATGATCAAGCAGAGCGGAAGTGATTGGACCGCTGTGTTTTCGCAACTGACTGAAATGCTGGAACGTCGTTTGCGGCCCGGTTCGGCCGGTGGAGTCAAAGATGCGCCGTCGCCAGACACTATCGCGGCACAGTGATCTAAGGTTTGCCGACGAATACCGCGTCGGTCCTGACCGGCATTTCGATTCGGCTGCCGTCCCCTCTGCGGCCGAACGCGGGGCGCGGGAGGATGGCCCCAAGCTTCCTCCCGCCGCTCTTTCGTATCGGAACAAGAAGGGCGAAATCGTATCGGTCAAGCTGAGCGAAACCGGGCTGTTGATGTGGAACGGCTCGGCATGGGTCGCGGCGCATGTCATTCCGACCAAGGTGAAGCATGGCTGATACGTTCGGCGACATGATCACGGAGATTGTGGACGAGACCCGCCGGTCAATGTCGTCGCAGATCGCGACGTGCATCCTTGACGCCATCACGAATTACGAGACGGAGCGTTTCTGGTTCAACGAGACGCGCGCCACCACGTTTTCCCTGTCGTCGTCGCAGGACGTGTATACCTCGATTGACAATTCCATGATACCGCGCCTCATGCAGATTGACCGGCTCGACGTGGTGATCAGCGGGTCTCGGCAGAAAATGGAGCCGTGGCCGTATATCGACATCGAGACCTATAACGAGACTGGTTCGACCGGACAGCCAGTCGCATATGCCTATTACGGCCAATCCATCTATATGACGCTGCCGGACGGCGGTTACGAGGCGCGGGTGAGTGGCATCGTGCAGCTCGCCTCGCTCAGCGCGACCACGGACAGCAACGCCTGGACGCAGCGCGGCAACGGCAAGGAACTGATCAAGCAATCGGCAAAGGCGCGGCTCTACAGCCAGTATCTGCGGGATGACGCCAATGCGCAGCGCGCGGCGGCGTATGAGTCCATCGCCCTGATGCGCCTGCGGGAGCGCACCACGTCGTTGCAGGCAACCGGAGAAATCCAACCATGCCTGTAACGCCGTTCGCGGAATACGCGCCCGATCAGCCCCCGGTGGGAGGATCGACGCGCTATGTCCTGAACGTGCTGCCAAAGACCCAAGGCAGCTATGGCCCGATCAAGGCGCTTGTCGAGCAAGGCAACTCGCTGTCCGCGACATGCCAAGGCGCTGGCGCGTTTCGCGGCACAGACGGCACGGTGGTGAACTTTGCCGGCGATGCAACGCATCTTTATCTGTGGGATGGCACGGCATGGAACGACGTTAGCCGCACGGTTGGCGGCGCCTATGCCACTCCGACCGAGGGGCGTTGGACGTTCGAACAGTTCAACAACACGGTCATTGCCTCTAATGGCGTTGACGATCCTCAGGCGTGGTCAATCGCGGCATCTTCAAACTTCGTGCTGTTGGGCGGTTCGCCTCCGGTATTCCGCTATCAGGCCGTGGTCCGCGACTTTCTCATGACCGCGCATCTCAGCACCGATACGCAGGGAGTGCGGTGGTCTGAGCAGTTCAACCATGCGGCCTGGACCATCGGCACGAATCAGGCCGATGAGCAGAGCTTGCGGAACAACGGCCGCATCACGGGTCTTGTCGGAGGGCAATACGGGCTAGTGTTTCAGGAACATGCCGTGACGATGGCGACCTATATCGGCCCGGACCTGATCTTTCAATTCGACCAAGTGGCGGAGGATCGCGGCTGTCTCGCGCCGGGGTCGATTTCGTCGCTGGAACAGACCACGTTCTTTCTGGACGGAGACGGATTCTATCGCTGCGACGGCGGGCAGTCGTTTTCGCGCATCGGGCACCAGCGGGTTGACGACACGTTCTGGGCCGATGTCAACCAGGCTTACCTGCACAAAATCACGTCTGCAATCGATCACAAGACCAAGAATTACTACGTCGCGTATCCGTCCGGCTCGTCGTCCGGCTCGCCCGACAAAATTTTGGTCTACAATTTCGGCATCGACCGATGGGCGTTGCTCGACTTTGGCGTTGACGTGATGTTCAACATGTTCGCATCGCTCGGCTATACGCTCGACACGCTGGATACGATCTATCCCGATATCGACCTCATGCCGATCAGCTTGGACAGCGAGTTGTTGCTGGGCACTCCGATCAGAAAGCTTGCGGCGTTCAAATCGAACGGCAAGCTGGCGTTTTTCGACGGAGACAACATGGCGGCAGTGATCGATTCAATCGAAGCCAATATCGGCGGCTTCGCGCAGTCGGAGATTGACCGCATCATCCCGTTCATCGACGGCGGCACGATCAGCGCGTTGCTCGGCAAGCGCGACCGGCTCAACGATTCCATGACGTTTTCCGCGTCGTCGTCTCAGGACCAATACGGGGACATCTATTTCCGCGAACCGCCCGGACGGTTCCAGCGCGCGCGCATCTCGATTGCGTCGGGTGGAACATGGTCGCACGCGCAAGGTATCCAGTTTGAGGCTAGGGCAGCGGGGGATCGGTGATGGCCGTCACCCGCCAGCGCCCGATCCTGATGGCGAACGCCCGGTTCGAGGAACTGCGGACGCGCACCACGCTGAACGAGACCCAGCGCGGCCGGCTGAACAACGGCGGCAGCTTCACGCTGGCGGCGAACGCCACGCAAACTACAGTCAGTGACGACATTGTAACGACAAACAGTGTTATTTTGGCTATGGCCGAGACCGCCGAGGCGCGCGACAAGCCGATCTACGTCCCGCGTACCACGATCCTGGCCGGCAGCTTCGTGGCGCAGCATGCCAGCACGTCAAACAGCGCGTGCAGTTTCAGCTATACCGTTAACTGTTGAGGCAAGATCATGGCGAAATACGGAAACGAGAATGCGGCGGCCGGCGGAATGAACAGCTCCACCGCGGGTCGCGATGCCATGTATGGCGGCCGGAGTATGCCGGACCGGCCCGACAAAGGCCCGCATGGCGGCTGGACCACGCCAAACTATTCCTGGGACCAGGCCAAGCTCAGCGATTTCGGAATCATGGGCGGTCTCAGCAACATGATTGGCGGAGTGATGGCCGGGAATACCTATGCCGGCCGGACGCCATCCGGGTTTTCAACCGGGCAAAGCCGCGATCTCGGCGCGCTCGGGCCAAAGGCACAGGGTAACACTGGCGGCAAATCCTGGGGCGCTGGGATGCCCCCGTCGGGCGTCGCTGGCCTTGGGGCGGGCGCTCAGAACTGGTTTAGGGCATTGATGGCGCAGCAAGCCAAGCCGGCTACGCCAGCCACGCCAGCGATTGCGCCGAACCTGACAGCATCTACCGTTCCGGCGGCAACGTTAGGGGGGCCAATTCCTGGCCTCCAGGACTATTCGGTTAACCTTCCTAGCTATGGGTATTTCGGGGCACCCGGACAAACCAGACCGCAAATTACGCCCCAGACCATTGCGGCCATGCTCAGGATCGTGCGCGGCGGACCAGGTTATGAAACCGGCATGATCGGAGGCGGAGTGAAATGAACGGCGTTGAAATCGCCCGCGTCCCTACCGCGCTGGTCCAAGCAGCGTGGCCCGATATGGCCCCGTGGCTTGCCCCGGCGATTGAGCGGGCCTGCGGGCGGCATACGATGGCGACTACGCTGGAACGGCTCGCAAATGCCGATATGCTGGCCGTGGTGGCGCTTCGTGACGCACGCCCCATCATGGCCTGCATTCTTCAGGTGGCCCTGTATCCGGCTCAGAAGTGGCTGCAAGTGCCGTTCTGCGGCGGGCGCGATATGGCAATCTGGCTAGAGCCGCTGCTGGACGAAATTGACAGCTTGGCGTATGAATACCAGTGCGTCGGTGTAGAAATATCCGGTAGAGGGGGCTGGCAACGGGTGCTGCGGGATTACGGCTATAGGCCGGAAACCGATGGCAACTTGCTGGTGAAGCGGCTGGACGAGCCTATGGCAGTTCGGAGGGCCGCAGAGTGAGCAAGGATTCAGGGTCCAAAACCCAAAAGGTTGTCCAGACCTCTGCGCCGTGGAAGCCGCAGGCGCAACGCTGGCAGCAGTCGCTATCCGACCTGGACAAACTGCGGTCCTCCGGCGCGCTGCGGATCAACCCGTATCCCGGCCAGACCGTCGCCCCGGCCTCGCCCGAGACCCAGCAGTTCTGGTCCGGCACGGCACAGCGGGCGCTGGCCGGATCGCCCCTGACTGACGCCAGTTCGGCCTACGTGTCGCGCATCCTAGACCCATCCTATCTCGGCAGCGATAGCCCCGGCCTGCAATCGGTCATTGACCAGGCTCGCCAAGGCGTGAACGCGCAATATTCGATGGCGGGCCGGACGTTTTCCGGGTCGCATGCCGGCGGTCTGGCGTCGTCCGAGGGGCAGCTTCGGTATCAGGATTTGCTCCGCAAGGCGCAGGAACAGCAGGCGGCGGCGCAGTTCGCCCCGACGCTGGCGCGCGAGGACTACTACAACCTTGGTCAGCTTGGACAGGTTGGAGACCAGCGCGAAGCCTATATGCAAGACCTCATCAACGCGGACATCAACCGATACAACATGCTGCAACAGGCCCCGATCAACGAGCTTTCGCTGTATCAGCAGTTGATCGGCGGCAATCTCGGCGGCACCACAACTGGCACGCAGCCGAAACAACAGCAGCCGTCAACCGGATCGCAGTTGCTACAGACCCTCGCCAGCCTGGGAAGCGCGTATCTCGGCTCTGGCGGAACGTTCGGGTTGTGAGGCGGACATGGTAGGCGAAACCCCAGGCTTTCAGTGGAACCAGTTTCTGGCGCAGGCCCTTGCGGGCTTGGCAAGCGGTCTTGGTTCGGCCGGGCAGGGCCAGGGATTCGGCCCCGGTTTCGCACAGGGTCAGGCCGCGTTTCAGCAGCAGCAAGGCGATCTACAGCGCCAGCGGATGTTGCAACAGCAATTTGAGACGCAGCAAAAGCAGATCGAAGAACAGCAGCGCCGCGCCAATGCCGAACAGGCGCAGCAGGAAACCGCGAAGCGCCGCATCGCCGCGTTGCTCGGCGGCGCGCCGAACAATGGGCGGCCGGGCGGTCCCGGTCAGTCGGCTATCCTTGGCGGGTATTCGCCGCAGCAATCCGCGCTGTTGCAGACCA